CAGCATCAAACATCTGCTGTTCATCATCACTGATATTATCCTGCGCCCAGTTAATCAGATTGGAATACTGTTCCTTTCCGCCAACCATATTGTACAAAGCGTTGACTTGATCAGTTGTAAAGTCTTGACTGCCAGTCTTACTTTCCACATCCTGTCTATAAGCAACATACATATCAGCAAGATCAGCTACATCCATTTCAAGTAGCTTGTTAACTGTTTCGTCAGTCAACTCATCACTAGTAGCTTCGTTGTAGATAGTATCAAGAAATGAAATATCAACCTCTTCATCATCATCAGAAGTATCTGTTTCTTGTTCAGGTTCCTCTACTTCTTCTGACGCCTCAGGTTCTTCCGGTTGATCACGCTTACCTAATTTAGATTCTAATTCTTTGTATGCTTTCTCTAGCTCTTGCGGATTTTTAAATTTACCAGCAAGCCTAGGATTACGTTCCTCTTCTAGTTTCTCCGCAGTCTGCAGAGCTTCCTGCTCTGCGTCATTAAGAACAACACCTTCTGTTGGTTCTTGTTCAACTGTTGTAAGTGTTTCAGACATGGGTGGTTATTGTTGTTGTAGTTGTGCTTCCTGCGCTGATTGATTAACTTCAGCCAACTTACCTGTTTGTTTAGTAAGTTCCATCTGTTGTTGCTGTTGCATAGAAGCTTGATTTTCTTGAGCGATCTGCTCTTCAGTTTTCACAAGGTTCAAAGTATCGATACCTTGTGCAGCAGCCAGACGTTTTACAACTTCACTAGGGTTGATGTATTGACCTATGGCTTCTGGTCCCATAGTTTGAGCAATAGTCATTAGAAACTGAGAAAGACTTTCTCGATCTTGACCACGACCCAAAGCGTTTAAGCCTGCAACAATTACAGGTTTGACAATACCCTTAGGTAACTTTGGAATATCACCTGAGCGTTGGAACACAGAAAGCTTACGATTGAGATATGGCTTGAGGAAATCGACAGTCAGCAGTGAGAAGAGTCCACCGAGTTGTTGCTCCAGTTCCATCTGCGTCATTCTTACCTCTTCAGCAGTTGTGCGCTGAGAGTCTCTAACAGTAAGAATCAAAAATGCCTCAGACAATCTCCTTTCTAAGGTTGCAATCATCTGTAGTGCAGTAGCAAAATCTGCAGTTTTGCCAACGGTTACAACGCCGATATCATCTGGCCGGCCCTGAATAATACTGCCATTCTGCGCGCGAGAAAGTGTGGAAGGTTTAGTTGTAGAAGAGGGTGACACAGTAAATACAACTTTCGCTGCAGCTGCTGACCCTTCTACAAGTGCTTGTGTCAATGACTCAAGGCTTCTTAAATCTCCAATAAACTCTTCTACTCTTCCTCTTCCGTATGCTTCGCCATCGCTGACATTGAAGCGCATTGCAATCCAAGGATTACTTTCTATAGGTGCCTTACTTCTGGTTGATTCTATGATTTGATCGTAGACTTCCTGGTGCCACACAAATGCATTCTTCATTCTCCTTACATACGTGTAGACATCAACGTCATCATCACCAGCATAGGAGGGGTCACTTATACTATTTGTCTCAGGAGGTTTGATATCAAATTGTTCTTCTACGATCTTTCTACTAATACGTTCTTTAGTTACAATCTCTAGAACATTGCCGTCACCGTCACGCTCAATAACAAATCTACTTAAAGGATAGAGCTTAAGACCATCCTTAGACATAAAGATTAGAGCATTGCCAGCTACAACTAAATGCTTGAGAGCCTGGTGAACAATCACACGATCATCAGACGCTGCAATAGCTTCTAGTATCGTTCTCTCAATTTTAGAAAAGGCAAGATCTAACTCTGACTTGATCGATGGATCACCAATCTGCCCAAGCATTTTCTCATCCACTTGTAGTTTAAAGAAACTAGTTTGTGGAGGAAGAAGTGCAAGCATTAATTTTGCTGCCAATGTGACGCACCCTTTAGCACCAACTGATTGGAACGGAGTTGTCAGTGGCCTAGCACTATGCTTGTAGTATTGATCCTCATGAATCAAGTAAGGAAGAGTTAGATCAGCAGCTTGTTCTGCAATGTTGAGAAACTGTGAACGGCCAGTAGAAAGTGCATCATATCTTTTTTGTGCTTTCATTAGATATTTACTGGGTTCAGTTTTAAACCTTGATTACGTGCACTACGTTTCAATTGACCAGTACCCATACCAAGTGCTTTGCGATTTTTTCTTCTACGGAAACGCACACCACCTGCATTTCTACCGCCAACATAAGTATCATCTGTCATTGCAATACTATTATCAGCTTCAATCGAATTAGCATAAGCTTCTAGCTCTGCCAATCTTGCATCAAACAAACTAGTATCAGGTTGCATATTAAAGTTTATAGGCTGCTCAATACCAAGCTGATTTCTTGTTGGTTTTGGTGGAGTACCAGGTGGATCTGTATGACCAGTTCTAGTAATAGTATCAACTTGATCTCTCAAACTTCCTTCAAGTCCACGAGGCTTACCTCTGTAATTAAGGTTGGGGTTCTTATTCAAGAATGAACTTACAAGTCTGTCTGCACCTTTTACATCTCCAAACTTTTTATCAAAACGTTTGAGATCTTTTTTGCCAAGGTTTCCATCGCTTGTCTTTCTGTCAAGGTAGTTAGATGCTTGTGTTTTTCTTGTGGCCTGGATACTAAACTGCTTTTTAGGCTTTGACTGCCTGTTGATTTTGGTTGCAACATTACGAACCTGACTACGTTTGATATTAGTCTTTTTCGCAATCCGCTTAATCTCTTTACGCTTTAATTTACGATCCTGTGTTCTCTTGGCAATGAGTCTTCTTGCCCGCTTCTTTCCTTTTCTAGCCATGGTTAAAATAATTTATCAGGGAGTTTACCTAGCTTTGGCATAACAAGTTTTACGCGCCCTAGATTAAATTCAGGTATCTTTGATTTTTCTTTTACAAGATTATCAACTCTATTCTTTGAGTACTTTCCTTTTAACCTTTTAAAACCATCAAACTGAGTACGGAAATCTTTGCGAGGTCTAAATACAAGATCCTTACCCGGCTGTTTGTAAACAAACTTTTTGGGTACTGTAAGTGTCTCGTTTTTATATTTGACCTGCATGATCTTAGGATCAGACATTCCTTTGATCTTTACTTTTTCCGTCTTAGGTTTTCCCTTTTTGTTGGTAGGAGTAAAAGCAGTAAGGTAGGTTCGAGAGAACTTATTAAGCTCAGATTTTTTAATTTTAAATGGATCTTTTTTCTTACTCATTTTTCATCGAGCTTGTTTTGCAACCACTCAACAACAGAACGTTGACCAGAGCGGTACATGATCTTTTCAATAGTGTCATCTGGTGATGGTGTGACATTAGGAAATGTCTCATCCATCTGGATCATTACAGCTTTGGCCTCCATCCCGAAGACCTCAAGCATATTGTGGGAGATTTCTTGCATCATGTTCAAAGAAGGCAGGCATACGTGCAGCCTTGGTGAATGACAGCTCAGGTGCTTTACCTTGATACATCAAGCGATCACTTGAAACCGTCCAAAATTTTCTACTCTTTTTCTCTGTACCTTTTAGAGGAGAGAACAACCAATGAGCTGTAGCTGTTCTCAATTTATCAAGGCTTGGAGAAGGAGTAAGATTAAGTTCAGCACACACAAGAGAATTGGTAGCAACATGAATCTGCTCGTCTCGAGAGATGTCTGCTGAAGTTGTCCTCAGTCCAGCGTTTCCGAAGGCTCTGAAGAATGGCAGAATTGTGAAGAAGATACTTCTTTCCAATACCATCGCTTTGACAATGGGATGGTCTGGATGATTGATCCAAGCTTCTGCAATCTGTCGTGCTTCAGCTTCAGCTTTTTCATCGCGTGCCATTGCAGCGGCGACATAGTTGAGTGCTTTGTCATGGTTTTCTTCATCAGTAATGTTCATACTGAGAATCTTTCTTGCGGACTCTGGAACTTCCTTAGCAGTAGCTTCTTCGATGAAGTCACCAACTGGTATTTCCAGGACACGCAATGCAAGGCACCGGCTGATGGCGTCCTCTGTCCCTTCAGCCACGGGACCACCTTCTACAGCGACGGGGGTCCACTTTCTTTTTCTAGCAATTAGTTTTTCGTAGGGGTTCATTCTTGGCAGTCGCATTGAGGTTCGATTGTTGAACCTTCAAATAATGAAGCTATGTACTCATCGATATCACTGTCTTTTAAGGCAGCGTATGCGTTGGATTTATCTTGCACATCACCCATTACTTGAAGGCTGTAATAGAGAGAAGTCTGGGGTGATTCCAACCACTCTTCGATAAAGGCCTCGTTATACGTAACGACGTCGCTCCAACTGTTGAAGCTATACCCATGAAGAAGTCCAGTCCTATCAAACATAATTATCATCTGGTCAGCCACTCGCTTATAGCTTTCCCATCCGACATTGCTGGCGATTTCTACATCACCATAGTCATAAGTTTGTACACCAAATGTACCACTATCACGGTCTACAGTCCTTGCAATAGGTGGTGCAATCTCAGGACAAGCGGTGTATCCATCAAGGTCTTGTGACCTATAGGAGCACGATGCGGTTGGTGCAATAGCAAACGCACGATCCATATGGTTGGCCCGTGCAATGTTTGATGCCTCATCAATTCCTTTTTTGAATTGACAGGCAAGTTCATATGCAGGAGACTTTACATTGTCTCCGTTGTTTACTTGTTCTAAGGCTCGTCCGAATTGATCGTAAGTGACTCCGCAGCGTCGAAGTAAGTTTGCCAATCCAAGGATTCCCAATCCGATCTGCCTGTCTTCTCCCGGATGCAGATATTCTCCCGAATCGCCGACGCCAGTAACAGCGTGGAGGGAACACAACTGCGACATACCTTCAGCGAAAGCTCTAGGGATCTCGTCGAACTCACACGCACCGGTATTGACATGTTGCAACAAGCATGTTCCACGTGAGGGCAAATAAACTTCAAGGCAAACGTTGCCGAGGATTCGTTTTCCATTCTGATACTTAACTTTGTTTAGCCAAATGTCACCGCGTTTAATACCTTCAATTAATTCTTGCTGATCAGAACTCTTTAGGTTATCCCACCATTCCTTTGTGATATCTACACAACGTTTTGCCCACGGCAAATGTTCCCGTGGTGCTTTTACAAATTCAATTAAGTCAGGATGATCTGCGTCTAGATGAAGCACTACTGCTCCATTTTTCCATTTTCCACCTCTTCGCAGTGTTTCGTTAAGAGTTGAATAGATACGTCCAAAGCTAACTGGACCTGAAGCAATGAGTCCTTCACCATTGTCGTGGCCCTTGGGTCGAAGTTTTGACAGGTGTACTGCAACTCCAG